TCTTAAAAATAGTTTCTTGGTTAGCTGTAATAGTATCTGTTAAAGATAATACATATCTTACCGATGTAAATGTTCCGGCTATGATTGCAGCCACAACAGGTACAATTACAATATTTTTTTTAAACCACTCTAGTTTACTTTTTGTTTTTTTCATGTTCTTCGAATAACCATTGTACGTAACGGTTCCATAATTTTTTTATCCATTTCATCTCTGGACTCCATTGTTAACATTTACACTCCGCGCAAGGACATAACCCATACTCATCTGCGTGTAAGTCCTCATCGCAATGACATTGGTGATGACAGTCGTTACAAGTCTTCGTTTCTGTAGCCATAACCTTTTTCCCTATTGCCCCATCTCTTGTTCCAAGCATAGACATTCATCTTACTGCCTATAGTTTCCATCCAAGATAGAGGTACATCTATTATACGTTTAATTAATTTTATCATATCATCTATTGCGTCTGGTATTGTTTTCATAGTTAGTACCGGGTGAGTACAGTCTCCCGCCTCACCCTATCTTATCACGTTAATAAGAATTTATTTATTAAATTTATTAATTGACTCTTTTATTTTAACTTGTGCTATTGAAATAAAACGAGTTATTTTGTTTTTTAGATCTCTTAAAAAGTTAATCATTTTTTTTTTCCTCAATTTCATAGAAGAAGTTATCGGTATCTTCTGTTTTCCATTTACCTGTATCTTCGACATTCCACTCATTAGTTTGCACTTTCCAGTCTGGTGTATTATCTTTCACTGTGAAAGAAGGTAAGTCCCATATACATCTATTGTTTGGTTGTGCTGCATAATTGCCATCGTCTAAAGCTATTATGTGTGCGCACTTATGTTCGTGCGGAATCTCTGAATGATCAGTGTCTAGTATATTACCATCTGGATGTGCCCAGTCAACTGTAAATAAGTATTTACCATGGTGCCATTTCTTATCTTTACCAATGTATTTACCTGAAGCTGCGCTTAAGATATTCCAAGAAGTAACAGTAGGAAAATAACTAAAAGAATTCCATAACTCCAGCTCGTCAAGTCTGCGAATTGGAACAGCATCCGGTTGAAAACCACGTTGAATAAAAGCCGAAATTGGTAAGCGATAAAAGATTGCGCCGTTTTCCATAATCGCATGAAATAAGATAGCGCGACCACCCATAGAGGTAATTCCGAAGACAATACAGTCTTCCACTTCTCCTTGATGTTTTTTAAGATCATATAAATACTCCTTTCGTATTTGTGCATATGTTGCAGGAATGTTTGCGTTGAGATAAGCCATTACTTAATCTCTCCCCAGTTAGCTCCTGACTCGTAGTCTACCTTGTTTGGTACTTGTAATTCAACTGCTGATTCCATAATTTCTATTATTTGTTCTGCTTTTTTTGGTGATTCTATTGATATATCAACTTCATCATGTATTTGTATGTGAGGAATTATACCATTTTTATACAAAGCTACCATAGATCTTTTTGTCATGTCAGCTGCACTACCTTGTATCAATTTGTTTAAAGCTTTGTAAGTAAATGCTCTCTTTAATGGTTCATCATACTCTTTTCTAGCTTCTTCTAATGGTAAAGGTTTGAATACTCCAAACTGTACAGGTTGCCATAAATCAAAATGACATGCACGACCTAGTAAAGTTCTTATCTTACCTCTGTCGTTTGCTTTACGTGATACATTATCCATAAGTTTTTTTACAAATGGAGCTTTAGAATGATATTGTCTTATAAGTTTCTCTGCTGACTCTTTCATTAAACCTAGTTCAGCCATCAATTTATTTTTACCCATACCATACATCAAACCTAAATTAATCGTCTTGGCTTGCTTACGTTCTATGCCTGCCATGTCGGCCACGACTTGGTGGAAATCAGCGTCTCCGCTCTTGTATGCGTCTACAATTTCATCAACTCCCTCTAAATTTTGTAGTTTTGCATAATGTACTAAAATTCTAGGTTCTTGTTGTGAGTAGTCAAAAGATCCCCAAACATGTTTTTCTTCTGGAATAAATATAGATCTAATCATAGGGCCAAGTTCAGGATGTCTTGCAGGTATTTGTTGTAAGTTTGGATTGCTCATACTAAATCTACCTGTAACAGTTCCACCTGCATCAGATCTTATTTGATTTATGTCTGCATGTATTCTTCCGTTAACTTCATGTTTAGTAATAGAATCTATAAATGTACTGTGAGCTTTGTTAAGTTCTCTTGCTTCAGCTATAGCTTTAGGTAATTCATGTGGATGATTTTGTAAAAAGTTTTTAGTAAAACTTGGTTCATTACTTTTTGCTGTTCTATCATAAGGTAATTTAAGTTTATCAAAAGCTTTTGCTATACTTCTGGCTGCCATAATCTCTACTTCAACACCAGTTAAATCTTTTATTTTTTTAATTAATGCCTCTTCCCTTTTAATTAAATTTAGTTTAATATTTTGTGCTTTTTCTAAATCAACTCTAACTCCCTTAAATCTCATATCAACTAAACATGGAAACAAATCTGTTTCTAATTTAAATACATCGGTTAGTTCTTGATTATATAATTCTATTTTTAATCTTTGCCAAAGTTTAAGAGTAGACTCTGCATCACGTTCTGCATATTGTCCTACAAACATTGGTGGCAATCTCCACATATCTGCTTTAGCATCTAATCCATATTCTTTTGCTGCTTCAACTAAAACTTTTTCATCTTTACCTAAACCAACATAATGTTTTGCTAATGAATTTAATTGATAACTCATTCTGTTTTCATCTATCAAAGATGCAGCTATCATAGTGTCCACAATGGGTCCTTTTATGGTAAGCCCTGCTGACCTTAACCAACACACATCATACATCGCATTATGGAAGATAAACGTGGTTTTTTCTTGATTTAAGACATCTTGGAGCCATTTTAAGACCAAATTTTTGTCCATATTGCCTCCTTGCTCATGATGTATAGGGAAATACCCTGACCACCCCTCTACGGCCACCGCAACGCCAGCAATGTGGCCTCTACTTGTAACATTACCAGATCCTAGCTGTTTTAAGTGTGGATCATTAGTTTCTAAATCTATTGCAATTTCTTTGTGACCAACTAAATCTTTCAATTCATCGGGCATTACCCACTCTGTTTCTGGTGTGAATAATGGCATCTGTGTTCTTCTCATTCGTAATCCCTTTCGATTATCATATCAATATAGTGTTTAGCTTTAAGAAGGTCCTCTTTCCCACCTTTTTTAGATGCTCTCACTATGTATTTTATAGCGTTCCCCTCTGCAAATTGCAACCTATTCTTGTTTATAAAATCTGCCGGCTGAATGACAAAATCTCGATAGTGATTTCCACCGACCTGCCTAGTTAAGGTGTTTTTTTTCATACTCTTCATACTCCTCTATTGTTTTTTTACTTGGATAATAAACGTCAACTACACAATAACATTTAGGACAATGTAAATTAGTTACCATATCATAAGTATCATCATCTTCTATGTCGTGATCTGCTCCCCATATTAGTTCTGTTTCGCAATGCCAACACTTCATAGGTCCCCACTTTCTATTAGTTTTGAATATAGAACATGTCTTGGCATCATTTTATCTTTTGGATATCCAATAGAATTTTCAGCCACAGTTACTAATCTTAAGTTCTCTGGTCTGTAATCACATTTTTTTCCGTTAATGTGATCAACAACAACTTTACCTGCTTGATAAGTTAAATTATTAGGGTTAGCTCCCCATAATTTACCTACCAGTACGTGAAAATATATTTTAACTCTTTTTCTTCTAAGTTGTTTTACACTATCCATTCCCTCTTCTGAATCTACAGTATAATTAACGTAAGGTTTTGTTACAGATATACATCCAGCACATTGTGGATGTCTTCTATAGTTAGCACTCTTTCTAATAGGGCCACCTGTTATTGCTACGTAAGGCCAGATAGGTTGATTATATATTTCTATATCACCTATATCGGCCATGGGATGATAGCCACCTGTTTTATATAAAGTGTATTTATTTTTTCTAACTCTTGAGTCTATGTCTTCTAATGGTATTTCTGTTCTTGGATCACTCATATTATAATTACCCCTAATATAAATCCTACTATAAACCAAACTATCTCTTGTCTATAATATAATGACCATACTTCCCATCTTTGTATCCATTTCTTCATAATATATAAGCTCTATCAAAGTTCTTTGGATCTAACACATGCAATTCACGCTTCGCTCTCGTCGCTCCAGTATAGAATAATCTATGTAGTTCATCCGGATCATGACTCATAGTTTCTAACGCTGCATTTGTAAGGTCCTGCATAAGCAGAACGTTGTCGGCTTCTCCTCCTTTTGCTCCATGTATTGTTGACATAATGATACGAGGATTTTTATTTATCATCTCACCATTCGCCCTCATGTTACGAATGTAGTTCTCTGTGATATTATCTAAACCTTCAAAGGCATCATACCAAACATCTGTAGTAACTAAACCGTGTTCAGCTTTACAATCTCTCATTAAGTATTTTGTATCAGAGTGTAATGTTTTACCTGTTCTAAAACCTGGCAATACATTAGAGCCAAGATATTCATATATATTTTTTATTTCTATATTACCTAGAGAGGCATCTTTACGCCAATGTTCCCAGTTGTTTAAGGCCATAAGAAGTTTTAGTGGCACAGAGTTAATACCTCTATGTTGAAAGTACCAACCTTGTAGTTCACATAAATCTTTTACATCGTCTAAGAAATGATTTGCTGATGATAAGACTAACCAATTACCTTTAGACATATCTACTTGTGTAATGTCAGAGTATCGTTTTAGTTTACCTTGTTCAGCTCTAGGTTTATAATCTTTGTCAAATCTATTCTGTACTTTGTTTATAATCTTTTGTGATAGTTCATGTATGGGTCCGCCAGGTATTCTGTATGATTGATCTAAGACTTTGATATCATTAACTTCTTCTTTTAAAGCTATGAAATGATCTACATCTGCTCCAGCCCATTTAAATATAGCTTGGTCATCATCACCAGCTATGTATGTTTTCTCTGCGTTAGCCCATAATGATCTAACCATTTCCCATTGTATCAAAGATAAGTCTTGTGCTTCGTCAATAAACAATGCTTTAAAATTTTGCTTAGTTGTTTGTTCAATAAAATCTTCTAACAAATCTGTAAAATCTTTTAGACCTTTTTCTTTTTTATATCTCTTTAGTTCTTCTGATAACAAGTATAGCGTGTCTCTTTCTATATCTAGTATGTTTTGTCTAGAATCATAATACTCTAGTAAATCCATACGTTTGACTCTAGCCGTATTCATAATTGTTAAGTATTCATTGTCAGAATTAAATGTGCCATCGTCTGTAGAATATTTAGCTGTCTTGATAGGTATGCCTACTAATTTACCAAACTCTCTGTAATTATCTCCTGTCATCATCTTTTCTTTTGTCATAGCTAAACGACTAAACGCATAAGAATGTAGAGTTCTAAAGTTCTCTAAATCTTTTTCTGCATCCAAACCAAACTTTTCAGCAGCTCTGTTTGCAGCTTCTCTTGCAGCTTTTCTAGTAAAAGAAAAGTATCCTATTTGTTTTGGCCTAATCCCCTGTTGGATAAACTGATCGACTAAATTCAATAACGTTGTCGTCTTTCCCGTCCCGGGAGGGCCTAGTATTATAGTTTTCATATTTTGCTAATCTTTTTCTTAATATATCTATTTTCATCTCTAATAGTTCTGCTCTGCTTTTTTCTAATCGGTATCTTAGATTCCAATTAATACCTATGTTTTTTACTTTGCTCATTTAAATCCTATTAATTTTAAAATTACCTTTTCTATAAAATCTATTATCTTTCCTAAAAACTTTTTCATTAAAATGCTTCCTGGTGATATTCAACTTTAGAAACTGTAGCTTCTGTTTGTTTCATTGTTTTTATTTTTATTAGTCTTGGTTGTTGTTTTTTTATTCTTACTCTCTCTTCTGATACAAAAGTCTCTTCTAATCTTTTGATCAGATTACCTGTTTTTATTTTATCTACTTCCCAGTTATTCTTTTTTAAGAATGCATAAAAGTCATCCATTCTAAAATAAGTAAACTCTTTGTTCTCATCTGTAAAAGGTAATTTATTAAATATATCATCCATAGTTCTTGCTGCTTGTCTATTAGTAGTCCAGTCTTGTAGTAATCCTGTAAGTTGATTTATTGGGTTTAAAGATTCTAATGGTTCTACTTCTTGTAAATTGTTCATCATAGGTTTTAAAAAATGTTGTTTCCAATCTTTTGCTTTAGGTACAGGTACAACTAAATTAGCTTGATCTAAACACGCTAACGCAAATAAAGGTGAGCTATATAACTGTTCTGATTTTAATTCGATCCGCGTTCCGTCTACATCTAAAAACCATTGAGGTGGACTTGACTTGTATTTAGTAAGATTGCCTAGTGGTGGCATCTCCTCTTCACCAAAACCTACACCAAATCTTTTCGTTCTACACAAACCAGATTGACATACCGCGTTGATAGGAGCGTCTTTACATCTATACTTGTCATAACCTTTACGATTAACTGA